CAATTCTCCAGCATCAACCGCATCATCAAGCGTAGTGCGGATGTCAGGCGTAAAGTCGTCCATACAGGGTAAATGACCCATCCTTGTTTATAGGCACAAGCATTGGGCTAACACGATCTCCATGCGTTTCTATGACTGCCACGCTCATCTGCCAATTAGCACTCCCAGCCTTCAAATAAGAGGCTTTGCGCTTGTCCATGACATTCCCAGCCTCTAAGCCCCACAAAGTCCTGTATGAGGCTCCTATGCCCTCTGTGAAGGCACTGATGCCTGCTCTATGGGTGTGTCCACAGACTACAGACTTGCCAAACTTACGCGCTAGACTAAGAGCTGTAAGTCCAGCATTGGTGTTCATAGATCCTTCGTCACCATGTACTAAGACCCAGCCTCTGTGGAACTCAAATGGCTTTTTGTGGAATCGGATACCGAGTCCTGCGAAGTCCATAAACTTGGAGTATTCAAGCTCTGGGAGTCCAATGAGGCTAGGAGCGCGTAATAGCGTGTGGTAGAGCCTGTCTGTGTGATTACTTCGAGTGACATCTGTTGTGCCAAGTTCATAGAGAATATCCTGAGCAAGGCTTCTGTCAGCATCGAGGGTTCCTTCCCATTCTAACTTAGTGCCCTGTGCCCACTTGCTTTGTGACTGCATATCTAGCTCATCACCTGTGTTTAGGATGAGGTCAAACTTCTCACGCTTTACTAACTTGATTAGATTCTTAACGGCTTGCTCATGGTGATAGGGGATCTGTAGATCCGATATGACCAGATAGCGTTTTTTAATCATCGTCCTCATCTTCATAATCGCCGAACTTCTCTGGTTCGACTGGATTAGGCAAGATCCAACGCGGGTAAGCCATTGGTTCTATAATGATTGCTAAAGATAATTCAACGTCAAAGCCTGCCCTGCGCAATGCTCTATACATTTCTTGAAGGCTAATAGCCCAAGCATCTAACGCTGTGTAGGTATCTAAGTCAATAACCTTTTTTCTCGCCATAAGATAATTGTTACCTGTCTAGGAGTTGAATCACAGTTTCGACACGCGCTTCAAGTCTTGTCAATCTATCGTTCATTGACGATCCACCATTGGGTTTTAGTTCAGCAAGGTAATGCTTAACTAACCAGCGGATTGAACCTATAAAGGCAGTTCCAATCGTGACAAGTGCTACTGCAAAACCTGCCCAGTTAAGGGCACTCATTACTTCTTTGTGCCGAGTGAACTATCGTTAGGCGATAGGTATCGCAAAACTGGTGGGATGATGGATGCAAGCCCAGCTGCGATAAGTGCCTTTGGATCTGTAATTCCTGCGGCATACATGGAAATTGCTGCTACGAGGAAGGCTCTCGCCCATGATCCTGCTGCGGTCTTTAGTTCATTCATTAGATGCTCCTAGCATAGGTACTTGAAAAAAAGCCCCATCATCGTCAGCTTCTTTCGCAAACGAGATGTGACAGTGGTGGTTGTGTTTGTTAGCCCCTGTGTATTCTCGCCATGCCCAATTCTTTTTTGATGAGGCGATACGACCATCAAAGATAATGTAGGTAATGCGCTTTTCTCTTTTAGACTTGCATAAGAGACGAATCTGATCTGCAATATCTGGCATGAGATCTGGCTTGGACTTACCACTGACATCACGATCAACATCGATGGCACGAACCCAGCCATTAACATCGGGATTATGATCGCTAGGGCGAGACGCGTGTCGGCTATCACCGACCCAGCCATCCGATGACTTGTCACGACTTGCGTAGGTAACATTAAATTGATCCCGAAGTTGGATCGCTGCTTTACTTAGCTGCGGTTTCATCTATAACCTCTGGCGCAATAAATAAATCTAAATCTAAATCGTAAGTAAAACCGATGCCAGCGTAGCAACCACGAAAGTTAGCATTATAGGAAGTCTGAACCCAGCGACCACCAAAAAGACCAACACAAAAGTCAATGCCTTTTTGTTCTGATTCCTGTCCATCGGCATCAAGTAATTCGTTATTGTGAATAACGAGTACGCGAGTAACAATGTTGTTATCATCTAATTCTGCAAAGTGTGCCATTAGTATCTAATAGTTCCTGTTCCAGTAAATGTGTAAATAGTATAACCGCCAGATGTTGTCACAGTTGGGCTGCCAGTTGTAGCTGCTGCTGCTCTAGTCGCACGAACAATTACAAGACCCGAACCGCTTGGTACGATTGATCCACCTGCTTGAGCACCGCCACTGCCGCCGCCAGTATTTGCAGTACCTGAAACTGCGCTAGTAGATGGATAACTACCACCTGCACCGCCTCCACCTGCACCGCCTGCTCCACCAGTTGTTCTAGTTGATGAAGCACCACCACCGCCACCGCCTGCATAAGCAACAGATGAACCAGTAATGCTTGAAGATGTACCTGCCGAACCTGCTACCGCATCAGCTAGTGCTGTTGCAGTTGCGCCACCATTTCCACCACCATTTTGACCAGCACCGCCAGCTGGATCGCCGCCGCTTTGTCCTGAAAGACTTGTAACAGTTGTAAAGCCTGTACCACTTAAAGAACCACTAAGACCATCTCTAACAAGGTTGCCACCCCATGTTGGATTCCCGCCAGGAACTGAGCATGTTAAAGTTACACCAGAGGCAATCGTTTGTGTGCCTGTTCGGGCTTCTCCACCTGCGCCACCACCACGACCATTCGTGCCACCTACACCGCCAGCACCAATGACCAGATATTCTACTGAGACATTGAATGTGCCACTAGCAGCGATGATTCCAATTAAAGGACTTAGCATTATGCAATGCCACCTACTACGATCCAAGAATCAGCAGCAATCTTGATGCAAGCTGCTGACTTGTAACGAGCCAGAACAGGTTGTGCAAGGGTTGCACCTGCACTTACTACAGTTGTAGTACCAGAAGTAACAGCGTTGATCGTAGTTACACCAACACCCTTCTGATAGACAAGCAAAGTCGTGCCAGTAGGGAAAGCGTAAGTCGCATCGGTAGGGATGCGAAAAGTGTTAGCCGATGCATTGTCCATTGTGCAGATCGAATAAAGACCATCTGCCTTGACTGCTGTGTAAGTAGTACCAGTCTGTGCATTGACAGTAAGACCAGCGAACTCTGTGTCGATGTCTTGTCCTAGCAGGGCGATAGCCGTAGCACCATTCTTCACAAGGTCTGAGCTTGTAGGTACATCAAAGCCAAAGTTTGTAGTTGTAGTTGCCATTAGGTTAGTGCTCCAGTCGCGTTAGTCCAAGTAAGTGTAGCATTTACGCCTGTCCAAATGAGTGAGGCAGGCAATACTGTTTCCCATTGTGTAGTTGATAGTGAGAAGTCTGTAGCTGAGACATAAAGGGTTATGTCCACATAGGTAGGGGTGGCAGTAAGTGCCACATTCTCGACAAAGCCATCAAAGGTTCCATCAAGAAGATTGCTAGGCAGGTTAGTGATAAGCACTGGCTGACCAAAGAAGATACCGATCAGGTTGTCAAGCATTGCGCTTGGCATGTCTGGATTATCTAGGCGAAAGCGGATTGCTCCTAATGACCCTCTAGGGTTCTTGCGTAGGTTTAACTCTCTGGAGGCAATATCAGTGATGTCTGCAAGGTTCTTAATGTTTGACTCAGCCGACTTTTCAAACAAGCCGTAAGAGGCTATAGAGTCGCTATCAGAGGTACTGTAGGTAGAGGCATAGCCAGCAGCGTACTTATAGATAAGACTGTTGCGGATACGAGCGATCTGAGTCTGAGACTGGATACTGCTGGGAGTTGCATATGATCCATCAAGGTTAGTAAAGCCATTGGCTGCTAAGTAGTTAGAGCGATGGTCGGCATCGTCATAAGAGACATCGCCATCCTTTTCCTCATAGATTTGACCAAGTGCGCTAGTTGCTATCTGATCTACTAGGGTCTGGCTTTTGGCAGTGGGACTAGCTGCAAGGTTAATCATTGTGTAGAAGCCTGTGTCAATAGTGCCAATGTAAGACTCAGCATCTGCCCATGTCACAGTCGCAGGATAAGTATCCCAAGTAAGTGTAGGGGTTACTTCTGCCCATGAAAGGTTAAGTGCTGCACCTAAGATTTCTGCTATCTGTGCGCCATCTAGGGCTTCTGCTAGAGCTGTGTTATAGACAGCCTTTGTCAGTTTAGCCAATGCACCAATGCCCAAGACTGTGCCAGTAGTAATAAAGCCTGTTTCATCTGGGCTTCTGACCCCAATGTTGAAGTCTGATACTTCTCCACCGAATACTGTGACATAAGTACCGCTGGAGTTCTTAAGTTCTAGAAGGATTGACTCTGTAACATTTATCGTAAAGGGTGAGCCATCTGTGTTGATGATCTGGACTTGGCAATAACCAGCAGTGGGCTGGCGGTCAATGTCTAAGCGACCTGATGCAAAAGAGACAGAGGTGACAGTTGTATAAACATCATCATTTATCGTCACTCGCCATTCTGGAATCCATGACATTAGACAGCGACTCTCAGCGTTCCTCGATCTGTTGCATCTTGAAGGTATT